CTATCTGCGCCCGTAGACATATTAAAAGGCCAGATAGCATCATCACCCGCAACAAAACGTAACCCTGTATCCGCATTACCTATTGTAAGGTCACTGCTATTTTCAACCCCAATACTCCCCACCAAGGTGCTGTCTTTGTGGAACTTTACTATGTCGCCATCTGATGTTTTACGATTGAAGTCTGCGGCTTGGTTGCCGTCCCGTGTAAACATTGCACGACCATCGGATGTAATTTGTGTACCAGTTACAGATAAGCCTGTACTCGTCTTACCCACCAGCAAGGTACCGCTTGCATCGATGCGCATACGTTCTGTGCCAGCTGTAAATATTTTTATATCTGTAGATTCGTAATTGTAATGCTCGATATTTCCAGAACTATCAATTCCTATCAAATACCCATTTGAACCAGCTTCACCAGTTGTTCCGTTTGTCCATTGCGCAAACACACTATTTGCACCTGAATTGTGTAAAGCAAGTTTCCTAGTTGACGAACTCGTCCCAATGCCTACGTTGCCCGATGAATCCAGCCTCATTTTCTCAGCGTTAGAAATTTGAAATACGTGACTTGTGGGTGAGGCAGCATACATTGTGTTTTGACTGCCGTCCAATAGATATACAGTATTCCCACTTCCAGTTTGTATATAGAGGTTATTGTCTGTGTTGCGATTAAATATGGTAGCAGTCCCAGCACTAGGTAAAGCAATGCTATCTAACGCATAAGCATCAGCCGTCACAGTGCCATCTACCGTGAGATTACCCGTCATAGTATCGCCAGCTACTTGAACATAACGAGCATCAGACTGTGCTTCAGTGTAGTGATCTGCCAGTACAAACGTACCGTAAGCTACAATGTCTACTACATCATTTACCGCTGCACCTGTAGCAAGTGTAATGCTTGTACCATTGGTGGCAGTAAAGTCTGTACCAGCTACAAGTTTAACACCGTTAAGGTACACATCTACATAGCCAGTATCATAGGTAGCAGCGAAGACTGTCTGACCTGCAGTGGCAGTGTAAGTGTTACGATCAGATGTACCATTGACTGACGAACCAGCGGCTTGCCATCCACCAGAACCGTAGACGTACATGATGTTAGTAGTGTTGTTAAAGTACAAAGCACCAACGATAAGTGCATCACCGTCATTGTCTACTGTAGGGGCAGAAGACTTAGCTCCAAGGTAACGATCATCAAAGTTATCATATGATGCAGCTGCATTGGCTTCACTTGTTGCGGCATTAGTCTCAGAAGTTGCAGCATTAGTTTCTGAAGTAGCTGCGTTAGTTTCGGATGTAGCGGCTGCTGCGGCACTTGCGGCGGCATCACTTCCTGAACCTAAAATAGCATCAACATACGTCTTAGTAGTGAGATCAGCTGCATTAGTGGGTGTATAAGTAGTAGTAATCTTCTGGCTACCCATGTCGATAGCACCAGTCATAGTGCCACCAGATAGACTTAAGAAAGTAGTGTCAGAATAGTTTTTACTTGCTGCGTCCTGTGCTGCAGTCGGATCACCAAGTCCAGTAATCTTGTTTGTACCCATAGCAATAGCACCAGTCATTGTACCACCTGCTAGTGGGAGCTTGGTTGCTATGCTGGTTGTTACAGTATTACTAAAGTCTGCGTCATCACCCAATGCTGCAGCTAGTTCGTTGAGTGTATCAAGTGTACCAGGTGCAGAGTCTACAAGACCAGCTACTTCATCGTCAACGTATTTTTTCGTGGCTGCGTCAAGGTCATTTACTGGTGCAGTAAGGTTCTGAATAGTAGCTGTAGTACCAGCGTTCATATTCAGTGTACCATCAATTACGACATTGTTAAAGGTGGAAGAACCACTTGATGCAGTTACATTACCTGTTAGGTCACCAGTCACATCTCCAGTTACGTTACCTGTAAGGTTACCTGTAACATTACCTGTTACTGGACCTACAAGGCTAGTACCTGTAACGGTTGTACCAGTTATAGCTGCAGGAGTTGATGCTCCAATAATAGCACCGTCAATGCTACCACCGTTAATGTCAACAGTCGCAAGGGTTGCCTGTCCAGATGTCGATACAGTTGTAAAGCTACCAGCAGCAGCACTAGAAGCACCAATAACTGTACCATCAATAGCACCACCGTTAATGTCAACTGTAGTAAGTGTCGATGTACCTGTAGCACTAAGCGCAGTAAATGCACCTGTGCTTGGAGTAGTTGCACCAATAGTTGTACCGTCTACAGTACCACCGTTAATGTCAGCAGTAGCTGCAGTGAGGCTTGTGTTGGCGTTGACTGTTGTGAATGTACCAGCGGCAGGTGTTGCACTACCAATTACAGAGTTATCAATAGTACCAGAGTTAATGTCCCCAGATGTAATGACTGTAGTACCTGTGGCAGCAAGGTCAACAGCATCAATATCTGCAAAGGTAGAAGTACCAGTAGATGTAACATCACCAGTCAAGTCACCAGTAACATTACCTGTAATGTCACCTGTAATATCTGCAACAAGTCCTCCCGGTGCAGTAATAACACCAGTTACATTCAGTGTACCAGCTATTGTAGCATTCTCATGTACAGTTAGTGTGTCAATATAACCAACACCATCAATATACAAATCTTTAAACTCAGCACCTGTAGCACCAAGATCAATGTCATCATCAGTAACAGGTACAATAGCACCGTCTTGGATACGTACTTGCTCTACTGCAGCGCCACCTACTTCACTAAAGAAGCCAATACGGTTATTAGTCGTATCTATGACTACTTTATTAAATGCATCAACATCAGCAATAAGGGGTATGTATGCACCCTCTGTTGAGCTTCCATCATGCTTGTGACCACCGCTAAAAGCAAAAGCATCACGTAGTGCGTTATACTCTGCATTTACTGGTGCAGCTTTAATAATTGCGTTAGCAATAATATCTGCTGCTGACTGTCTTGAATAACCCGCCATGCTACAACCTATCTCCTACCCCAAAGGTAATTACTATGCCTTGAATACTGTGTGAGGCATTAGTGTCATTTGTTACGTATTTTAATGATGCTGACTTACCTGAGCCAGATATGTTTGTTCTGCGTACTGGAGCAGGATTACCATCAAAGATTGCTGTACTATCGTATAGTGCTTCGTTGTAGTATGCAGCAGCACCTGTTGTTGTTAGTGTAAAGTTCGTAGGACTGAGAGTATCTACGTCTTCATAGTCATACAAAGTAGACATTACAATCTCGTTATCACCCTCAGAACGTAAGTATGTAGCTACAGTGTAAAATATCTTACGTTGCTCAGGGTCTTGCATGTGAAAGAATGGACTCTGAAAAACACTAAAGATAGGCTCACCATTAAAGCTAAAGGCACGTTCTTGTCTATGTACTTTACCTACAGAATCACCATGTATAACAAACTCGCTTTGGCCTATATAGCCACTGTCTGCACAGGTAGCTGTAATACCTAGCATCTGACTGTACTCAAACTGCAAACCATTTGGTGTCTGTCTAAAGCCGCCAATAATACCTTGGGTATCACTGCCAGAAAAGAAGTAACGAAATTGTGTCTTCTGACGAATTACAACAGCATTAAGCCCTTCAAGGTCTACGTCAAAGATAACATCAGTAAAGATAGACTGAATGTCTTTGGATACCGTTTCAAGATTAACGTCACCAATCTTGTCTGTACCACTAACAGGACGTAGACCATCCTGTGACAAGAATAACAAGTCTCCACCGATTTCAATAACACTGTCAGTAGCTAGACAACCAAGGTCATCCGTAATATTTTCAAGTACAAAGTTAGAAATGTTGTTGCCTATAAGCTTGCGGATGTTGTTAGTACCAAAGATGTACAAGGCATCACGGAAAGGCTTAATAGCTACAACAGGAAACCCTACATTAATAACACCTGCACCGTCAGCTGGAGCAAAACTAGTTTCATCATAAGGAGCACTAAAATAAACATTTGTATTTTCTGACGGGTCACCTGCTAAAAACAAGTGGTTTTGATAAAAAGTAGAATATTTAGGTGCAGTAGGTGCATCAGCTTGAGTTATTTGAGTATAAGTAGTGCCATCGTAAGTAGATGCAGGATTTATACCATCCGTTAGGACTATCTTAGGGCTACCCCAGTTAAACTTAGAAAAACGTACTTTAGAAACACCTGTCATAGTAGGTGAGCCTGAAGTAGTTACTGCCACCCAAGCATCTGTAGAATCATTCCAGTAGTGGAGGTAGTTGTTGCCACTAGAAGGTTTACGACAAGCAAGAATACCATCGTTAATCCCGTTAGCTACGCAGACACCTAAAACACTACCCGTCCCTGTAACAGTACCGTAGTCGTTTAAGTAACCATTAATTTTTCTGTAGCCACCCGTAACAGCAGGCTCGTAGTTAATTAATGAGATAGCTGAACCCGGCTGTGTTTCACCTTGTGATAGCACATCACGACTGGTGTTAAGACCGCCTTGGCAGAAGACTTTAAAGGAGGCTAGATTATCAGCCATTAGTAACCGCCACTAAAAGAAGATGTACTACCTCGTGTAACTACTGTAGAGCGGATCTCAATAGCATCATCCATCAAGACACGGCGCATAGACTTAATGCCATCCTCAAAGTTATTCTGGTGCATGGCTGCGCTTTGCTCGTTACTACGGAAACGCATCATAAACATCATAGCACCATCAATAAGTACGTGCTTAAAACGATCTGGTATAACTGATACGTCATTGTATAGTGTAAGGTCCGAAGGGAAAGACCAGTATACATACTCAATCTCATAGGCCGCATTGGGTACAGGGGTAACACCAAAGGCCTCTCCATAAGTCTGATAAACTACTGAAGGGGCAGACTCACCGTTTACTGTATCGCCACTATCGTCAGACGATCTATAGTTCTGAATGTAATCTTCATAAGAGATAGCCTTCAAGCGGCGAGGGCCGTTCTGCTCTGACTCAAGCTTTTTAATATAGAACGTATCCCAGTCTACACTTGAATAGTCTACAGGGAAGCTATACTGACGTGTACCTGTAGTAAGAGTTTGTGTGTAGGTAGTCTTAAGGAAGGGCCACTCTTGACCATTCTGAAGAATAAGTCTAATGCTACTATTGATTGCATCCTTAGCTAAGGCTTGAACATTACGCACAGTATCAAAGCCATCACCTGCAGTATCAAGTGTGACTTCATTCATGCGTCTTAGTAATTCATTAACTAGCGATACGTAAGTAGCCATAGAGTTATCCTACCGTTAAGTAAGCTGAAGGGCCAGCCTCCTAAGAGACCAGCCCGACAGACTAAGTGTGATTAAGCAGCGTTGTAACGTGCTGTGATAAGTGCCTCGGGGCGAAGTATTTTCCGCCCGTAAAGGTGCATACCACGTACAATGTCAGCAAAGCTGTCTGGGTCACGGTAGTTCTCAACTTTGTTGATCTGCTCAGCAGAAGCAACAGCATCGTCCTGACCTGCTACGACAACGCCATAGTTAGCGTCTTGTGCAGTTACGCCAGAAGTACCAGCACCAGTGCCTTTAGCTGGCAATGCGTTGGACACATAAACACGGAAGCCGTGAATGTTGTTCAACACAAGACCGTTTTGCAAGCCTGAGCCACCAAAGTCGCCATTCAACATACGTGAATCTTCGTCTTTGAGCATCTCTACGAACACGGGGTCAAGAACGACCCAACGTCCACGTGCATCTACATTTGCTGTGTCCATCTTACGAGCCATACGTGCAAGTACAGTCAAAGGGGATACAGTTGTAGCTGACAGGGCTGTTGCACCTGGCAAACGTGGAGCCAATGGTACGGAGTCACCTGCAGTAGCTGTACCAGAGATGGTCAAGTTGCCGAAGTCAGTAGCGTCCAAGTGGTTTGCTGTGAGCAATTCACCAGTCAAGTTACCTGCTGTTGGGTGCTGTGCATCACCAGAAGTAGTAGTGATGAAAGCGCCTGCAGATGTGT